ATCGCTACTTTGGAACCCCTGACCTTCACCCCGAAGGCTATGATGTCGTTACAGACCTCCTCATCGGAGTTCAAGCAACCAACTGCTCAAACAATCTTCTTGCTGGAACAACCCAAGAATTGGACATCATGATTATTGCGGAACCTAAGAAGATTACACAGAAAGACCTTACACAAATGCTCACTCAGGCTCAAGACCTCTGAGGTGGTTTGAGTGGCTCGTAAGAGAACTAAGGAAGAAGCCCTAGAAAGGCTCCTAGAAGCGCAGCAAATCACTTCTAAGGCCCCAGCCAAGGGTAGGGCCAAAATGGTACGAGATGCGGCCTTTCTAGGGGCTGCAGGACTAATCATGCTTGACCCTCTAAACCGACTAGCCGATGAACGCATTGTATTGCCTCTTGACATGGTTTGCATTCCAGCCTATCAAGCATACATGATTCAAGGCACTCCTAGCCTTCAAATTTACGTCCGAGCGGGTGAGACCATCATTCCTACTGGTGGCAACGTTAGGGACGTTCAGGAGGCGCTTATGGGCGCTCCTAGCGATTTAGAGCCGACAGAAGTACGTTCAAACAAGATGGAGCGCAAAACTAAGGCGACAGCCTACCAAAAGCGGTACAAGGCTAATTTCAACAAGATTGCTTCCAAGTACAAACTCAAGAACGGCAAGTGGAAGAAAAACGGTTTCAAATCAGCTGTTAAGGCCGCTCACAAGATGGCAGGAGGGAAGCAGTAATGGCAGTTAGTATTGTTAAGGAAACGATTGAATTGGACCAAGTAACGACGGATGAAAACGGCAATGCATTCCTAACCAAGCGAATCAATTTGAAGGAAGGATACCGTCACCAACTAGTGCAAGTTGACATGTTTGAGGACGCATACGCAACCGAGCAAGTTGAAATTGAGACGGTCATTTCTCCGTACCCAGCAATCCCTACTAACATGCAGTACTCCGCACTAATTCCCTTCACTAACCGATACCCTGCCGGTGGTGATGATTCGGTCTTGTTCAAGGAGCGACGGCAATTACGAATCAACTTTTCAGACTCAATCCGGAGCACACAATTTCCGTCCAGTGAAATCGCAGCCATGAACGCTTCACAATTTTACTCGGACCATGTGTACATCAACATGCATCTAATGACTTCGGACCCCGAAACAGTCGTTCAAAATATTGCGTTTAGTTTCCTCATGGTCCTAGATGACAAAAAAGTGCCACTGCTCCAGCATTCTCTAGGTGTTTTGAAGGAATCTCATGATGCCATGTGTGCTCTAACCATGACCAATGGACGCATGCAATCGGTTGACACTCTCCGAGGCAACACATTCCCAACATGGCGATTCGGTGGTATCTTGCCTGAAAACATGGTCAACCCCGTCGGTGCTAACGCATTCTTCTTGCAAATCAACACCCGTGACGCTGAAAGAATGGAGACTACCGTCGAAATACGCAATCAAATCAAAGATTCAAGGCAAATGACCCCCTTCGATGAGGCATACGGTGTCAGAAATCCTCCGTGGTTGCGTATGGATTTGAATCAAGGGCTGGTTGCTGGCTCAATTCGGGCGGACCCAGTCCCGCTAAAGTATGCTGACAATGGAAATACGTTGATGTTCTAGGAATAGAATTATTAAATTAATAATTATATTATGGAGATTGAACCAATGTCGCAGGATGATGTTCAAAATGACAGGCTTACTGCTCTTGAAGATAGGATTCTCAAGGTTGAAGCGGCAGTGCAAGAGATTGCTGGCATGGCGAAGGTCGTCAAGGTCATCGCTGTTGCGCTCGCCGCCTCGCTCGGTATGGACTTGCAGGGAATGATTTGACCTACAAATCAACTCGTCCACGTTTGGATTTCTTGAGTATTTCTTCAAGCGGATTGTTCGCAATCCACTCATCGCAAACCCCGTATGTTTGAGGTCGTTTGTTGCTATTCTTGCGGGTTGCTTTGGTGTGAGGAGTGACGATGTACACCATCGGCTGAGCCCTGAGACAGGCTGCAACCATCATCTTCGTTGGAACGGTGTACGGACTGTACTCGTACCATCTGTCGAGGATGGTTTCGGCTGTAAATTCAGGCACTCTAGCGAGGTCATGAATTACTCGATAGAACGTGACGTGGTTGATGATTTTGCGACGGGCCATCAATCTCACCTGTTGTTAAGATTGTAAAGATACAATTCTTCAAGTTTGGATTTGGCTTCTGCCAGCGTCTTGAATTCAAGTGGTTCTGCTGTTATGTAACGAGGGTCGGGTGAGACCCATTTGCGGCCCTTCTTGGTCAGAGACAATGCTGTTGATTGGACAGCCCCACTGTCGAAATCTTGGAAGTCAGCATGGTGGTCTCCATAGTTGACGAATTGCTTGTCGGAGACTCGCTTCCAAGTGAATTCTCCAGTGATAGGCTGAGGATTGATTGATTCTTCGTAGTCAAACTGTCCGATTTCTCGGCGGAGAGCGTCCATGACTGGCTTGGAAATGGTCTCGCCTTCTCGATTGGCTTCTTGGAGGGCAGCGAGGCCGACAGCGACCTTTTGAGCCAGTGTCATGTCGTTGACGTTGTTGGATGCTGCCATGTAACCCATGTCGGCCTTCAAGATGTACTGAGTTACAGCCTCCATCAAGAATTTGCTCCGACTGAAACGCAAGTCGGCTGCGTAGTCATCAATCTTCTCAATCAAGTGTGGCTTGAGTGAAAAGGAAATCGGTTGTGCTCGCTGTGATGGTGGAAGTGGTTTTCTGCCCATGACATTCCGAGGTCGAATTACCTTATTAATTTAATTATTTTAAATTTCGATGGAGAAGGGAAACGGATGATATCCATATCATCCAAACCCTACCGTGAAACGGCCCTTAATGATATGCAAACCTAATCTATTTATTATACTTCGCCTCTTACCCTCTGGATAACAGTGATTTATCATGGCTAAAGGAAAAAACGACGTAATCCTTCGGGACAGACTACAATTTGACGTATCGTCATCAGGCAACACGGCTCTAGTTTACGGCCGAATTGATTTGAGCGATTATGTCTCAATCGTGAAGAATGAAGGACTTGCAATCAAAGAGATTCGATTCCAATTCCGCAACCCAAACACAGCAGCAGCATTCCCGACATGGTTGAATGGTGAAAATTTAGAAGATGTACCGACTGGTGAAGCAGCACAAGCCCATATCCGTGCATTTGCAACCACAACAGCATACGAAGATGTGCAAGATGTTGGAATTGCATCCCCTAACGTCATCTGTTTCATGGAGCAATTGTCAACAATTTACGCTTCGGACCTTGGCGGTCAAGTACAGGCTGGCTATGCAGACACTGTCTATCGCTACTTTGGAACCCCTGACCTTCACCCCGAAGGCTATGATGTCGTTACAGACCTCCTCATCGGAGTTCAAGCAACCAACTGCTCAAACAATCTTCTTGCTGGAACAACCCAAGAATTGGACAT